CGCAACGACTACTTCTGGATGGTTTCCAAGGAAACCTATAGCCCTCCAGTTACACTGTAGTCCACGTGTTTTACGCTGGGTGTGAACCATGACGTCTTACAGGCTATTTCAGTCATTAGGATCGTCACAGCCTAATGAATTGCCTACCCTTATCTACCAACTGCTAAACCGTACTAATTTACAATTATTTACATATAATATACATAAGTGCCTACTACATGGATGGAGGCAAAGGTCCAAGGTAAGTGAGCTCAAGGACAGAATCACCCAAACCAGCACGCCCTCGAATGTTGGCCACAGTACTTGCAGAATTGTAGTTCAAAACGCCAATCCGCATAGTGATCATATACTGGTCACGTGGCGCATCAAAATCAAAGACGAAGGTCGGGAACATCTCGGTGGCAGGATTTGGATCGCCAACCGCGGCGCCAGCAAACCCACGATGCGATAGTATTTGCGTGGGCATTTCCGTAATCGCGGAACCATCCAAAAAGGAATAGACCCGACGAGTGGTATGTGATGAGGCGCCTGTCCCCTCGGTATAATCAAATGGAGTTACCGAGAACAGCTTTAAATCTTCCCAATCCAACCTTGGTTGCCATGCCATACGATATCTACCAGCTTTAGCCACCCTCAGCAACCGCTGACTGTTTTGCAAAGCGCCTTTGAAATAGTTACCAGTGAGCAAAGTGCGCTCAAATACTGGTATTGTATATCCAGTGGCCACTGTGGCTAAATTGGCCCCAGTCGGTGCCCGAGCAGCGGCAAGAAAGTGGTTCCAATACTGCTCGCTATTGCTGGCAGTATCAATGCCTCCCCATCCACCACTATCACACTCAAAACGTTGAACCGGTGCTATCGGCAATGAGGTTACGGTATTAATAACCTCGGTGCTAGTTACTGAAGATTGGGGGTTGGATAATTTAATGGCGTACTCAACGTCAATGAACCCGCATAAAGCGTTGTCAGTGACGCCGATGGTGGCAAAATACACCTTACCCATGTCGTACGACGGCAAATTCACTACTGTGCCTTTACGAATTAACTTCTTCCCCTTAACTTTAGAACTGACATCAAACACGATGTTGGTGTGAACCGATGCGTCAGTAGAAAACATGTTTCGCATTTCCTGGTACGTTGTAGGAACGGTGCCTTCTGGATTTGGCTCAAAGGCAAACACCGCCAGACCAGGAGTGAGCGTGGAACACGCCGTGCGATACTTGAATTTCAATGACTCAATCTCGTAGTTGTCAAAATTACCAGCAATCTGAGGGAGCCACACGCCAAGTGGTTCGCCTTTAGAATATGTGGCAATACCGGGTTGTAAAGCCCATGAATTGGCAACGCTGAAGGCAGAAGTGCCCACAATGTTTTGGCCAAATGTTTCAGTGTGCTGAATCAACGTCCCTCCGTTTCGCATGACTGTTTTGGGCTGTCGGGGGGCACTCCGGTTGCTGACAGACACGACCTCAAGGGTGGTTTTATCCTTTCCAGGAGTTCTAGCAGCATTTCTTTTATTAAGTTTATTATTTTGTTTTGCATTCTTAGATGCTTTCTTGTTAGTATACATTTTAATTTACAATATCCCATGGGCAAGGATGTGAAGCTGTGGATATACCATCAACGCTGTCTGCAATTCCTGGTGTATCGAGCTATTCTCAAAGCACGTTTCCAACTCTCGCTGTTCACGTACCGTAACACCAAAGGCCCGCTGAAATGACAAGCGTGCGTTGTCTGTGATGGTTGTCGCTTCCATGTTCCGTATTCTGGGTAACCTACTCAACCTGAAGAATCCACTGTTAGACAGTAAGTTGTTGTTACGAATATTACTGTCCAAACCGAGTTTAACCAAAGAGCGGTAAAAAGATGAATACACTGGCATATCACCATATAACGAATAGCCACATTGACCTACCGCTCGTAACCACTGTAAATACTGATAAGTGGAACGACTACCCAATGACATCACGTCCTTGGTAAGTGCAGCAGCTGGTGATCGTACCATAACCCACTCGGTGGTGTGCACTGGATGCATCTGACAAAACTCGATCTCTTCAAACACGTCTACCATTGGCTCGACCTTCATCTCAAAGCCGAACTCAAGGAACCATGCATCAAGTGTCGCGATAAACCTATCGACGTCAGATCGCTCCATAAACACTACACAATCATCTCCATTGTTGATAAGTTTTGCCTTAATTCCCAACTCCGAAACGTACTTTAATACTAATGTACACATTAATATACAATTACCCAACGCGGTATTCATGTCACCACTCATTCGTGTACCATCAACATCGAACTCGTATTTAAAACCATCGAGTTTGACGACGAAGTGGTTTTTCAACTGCCAGGACAATAATCTCCGCAAAAATCCACAATTGAACAACTTGTTATAATATTGATGCTCATACTGCAACGCTTGACGCGACACATGTTGGTCAAACCGGCTGGCATCCAGTCCAACTGCCACTGGGTCGACGAACATTTCCCATTTGCTACGAATAGCCGCTGCAATTTGCACCACTGTCATGCCTTTTGCCACTGTGCACAAGTTGTCCTCATCATCACCCCATGCCCTTGAAAGTGCCCTATACATTTCCTCTTCTATTGCGCGGGTATATCTACCTAATTCTACATTATAACGCTTGTGTCGAGGTGAAATGAGTCGACAAGCTTTGGATATGTCTACTTTTTCATATTTTACAAAAGGAAATATCCACGAGTGTGACTTTCTAACACCTTCCATGATGTTTTGTTGTATAGCTTTAGCATACCCTGACCGAGCATGTGCCGGACATTGCTTAAGAAAACTAGCATAGTCCATCCTGGCGGCATGACTCATGTCAAAATGCTTAAGAACATCATCGACGTTAATACGCACAAATGGATTCCCAATGGGTTTGGGGCATTCTACATAGACTTTACCATTGTCCGTTGAACGTTCCACAGTGAAAACGCGTCGTTCTACGGCTTGACTTAGGTTAGGCAAATCATTGTTATATGCTCCAAGCGTCTTAACTGCATATTCTGGCATGGCAATAAAGTGCCTACGCTTGGAGAAATTGGTACCCAATGCAGGTGTAACAACGGCGTTGCGAAAACCGATTGGAAAATCGGTAGTGGTCGCTGCTACCAGCACTGGGCACCCCTATTTACATAAGTTTGGTGGTATGCGGGCACTAGGGTCGATCAAAAACATGCAACAATCAACCACAAAGGGGTACTGACTAACTCGAACTTTAATCTCCCCCTTGCCCTCAAGAGTACGCACCGCTTGTCCCAAGGCAACACGCAAACTCTTGCGTTCCAATGGTCCATTATACTCCAAGGTGCCCAACTGTGCGCGGGTGTAATTCAAAACAACTTTTGATGTGCGCACCAACATCTCCAGTCTAGCGAATTCTCGTCGTCTCCACACGGCCGTGGTGTCCGGCATAAACCTACCGAGACAAGCACGGAAGCATGAAGCCAAATTGTACCGTGGCTTCTTTGGGACAGGAACAAAAGCTTCTCCTTCCTCACCAATGACTTGTGCATACTGTCGTAATGCATCTATACATTCATCAATGCGAGCTTTATCAATCTGTGAGGCTATGCCTGGTATCCAACTCAACACACCATAACTCAAGTAATAACTTTTGCGATAGCGCTTAGCTATCACGTGGTCGTAAGTGTCAGGGTCAGAAACACGCAATCTATCCAAAACGCCACCTTGCGGCATGCGCAACCAAACACCACGTGCCAGGCGCGCGAAATTGTTCGCCATGTACACGGTCCGTACGGCTGGTAATTCACCGTCGACCTGATCCCACGCCTGGTATACCAGTGGTGGGGGGTTACCAGTAACAACGCTCTGGCGTAACCCGTCAATCATGGCGCGGAAGTGCATTCGTGTTTCCCTATTGTGTACATTGTCCAAGCCGACTAAACGCCACCTATGTTCACTTGCGGTGACATTTGCTGCATACCAGTCACTCACGTTGGGAAACTGTCGCTGTGCTGGTCCTTGAACCACCTGCAAAGGGACTCTCCGGAATCGGCAACGGCGCATAATGAATCGTTGTCCTAACAAGAGCACATAAATTGCCCCAATGCATGATAAAAATATCTGGATTAATACAATCTCAATCATCCAAAATCTATGTACATGTTCAATGACTGTACGGACCCAGTCTCGGTCGGCTTATAAGGTTGCCATCCTCGTCTTGCGGCTCTTGCCAGCTTATTAAGTTTATTAAGCATTGCTCGTCTACGAGCATTCAC